GGATTTGATAAATCCTCCTAATCTACCCAAAAAAAACAAAAATAGTGGGTGTATTTAAACCAAAGTATGAATATATGAGTTATAAATAAAAAAGAGATGTATCCCTAAGGACACATAAATTGTATTGTGCTAAGTATGCCAATCTTAACTGCTATGCAGTCCTCATTGTACATGCCTGATTCATCAATAGGTATGATGGGACTTAGTGTCATTCCACTACTAACTCCTGCAATAACCACTATCGCCTCTAATACGAAGATAGTGATCAAAGCAATAACTAATACCTTCATTACCTTGAGTCCATTTCTGTCTAGCCACGATTCTTGTGTGTGTTGTAATTCTTTAGTTCCTATCTTATTCCAGATTGTTTTGTTCATGTTATATTATACTACATTACTACATATATACGTTACTACATTGTAGTAGTGTAGGTTTATATAATACTACAATAATACGTATATATGGGTAAAAAGCAAATTAGTCATACAATAGAAAAAGAGGTATTAGATAATTTTGAAATTTGGTGTATCAGGCACAACACTACCAGGACTGATGCAATTATACTATACATGACTGAGAAAGGTAATGAGGTGGATGTGAGTAATTAATAAAATACCTTTAACTTTAATTTAATTATTTTAGTTATGACTAGTACAGAAGTTGAGATGAGGCGTAGGGACATATCTGCATATGTTTCTGATCATCCTAATGTGGGATTAAAAGATAATATCATAATTGCTGATGCTTTGGGTCTTGATATTAGAGATGTACATAATGATGTTGCATTTTTGAGAGAGAAACTCAAAGTAGATTATTCTCAATACAACATTGAAGGACTGCGTGATAAGGCAACTTCCCATGTTAAGAGACTAAAAGAGTTGCAAAAAAAAGCAAGTACCATTGTATCAGGTACAGACAGCGATGCAAGTTTGAAGGCAATAGATACGGAGTTGAAATTAATTCACAACATCTACCAATTAGAACAAGATGGTATTGGTGCATTAACTGAGGAAATAGAACATGGATTGGAGAACAAAGAGAAGTAAGAGATTTAATAATAAATCATATCTTAATACTTTATTACAATTACCAACTGATAATATACAATGGATACAAAAGGCACGTCCCTATGTTGGAAAGGTTAAACGTAACTTTGAGTGGGAACCATTTTGGATTGATGTGTATAAGGACACATCACCAAGTATTGTTGTAGTTAATGGTAGACAGACATTCAAGAGTACATTTGGTACTGATATTATTGGTTGTTATGTAACAAGCCATGATAACATTGAGGTTACATATGTAGCAGATAGAGATGATAGAGCTTCTGCTTGGTCTAAACAGAGATTTAGAAAAGATACAATGTTAAGAAATAAAGTATTATCTCCATACTTAATGCATGGGAGAGCTAACATTGGTGAGATAAACTTTGCAAACAATTCAGTGTTGTATGTGAGGACTGACCACGATGGATACAACAATGTGCAAGGAATGACAAATAGTTTGATGGTATATGATGAATGTCAATATCAGGATTTACAATTCAGATCAGCAGCATTATACTCTATGACTATGACTAAAGGACAATGCTACTATCTAGGAATTGGTGGTGAGCTTGGAAGTGAATGGAATAGAATGTGGGAGAGATCAAATCAGAATGAATGGGTATTTGATAATCCTAATTGGCGTGATCTATTAGAGTTTGATGAGAAAGGTGATTTGTGTAATGATAATCCAAGTAGTATAGTATCAGGTAAATGGATACCACAAAAACCAGAAAACACAGACTATACAGGATACCACATGCCACAAACAATCTTTGCACGAATCCCATTAACTATACATGATGCAGTTAATAGATACAAGAAAGGTCCTGAGATTTCTATAGAGTATCAAAGAAAGTATAATCCATCAAGTAGTGTAGCAGCACACGTTGATGGATTATTTTTCAAAGGAATGCGAAGACCAATAACTCCACAGATGGTGGAACAATGTAAATCATCAAACCAATTATTCACTGGTGAAGAAGTAAAAGAACTAAAGACATTACACAAAAAAGACATACTCATACTACTTGGTATTGATTGGGGGAGCGGCCCTACTGCATCATCAACTGTTGGCTCTGTTGTTATATATTGGAAAAAAACCAACCAGTATCAGCTTGCACATATTGACATTAATCCTTGTGAATCAGAACTTGATGAGCCATTATTTTTCACTAACATATTCAATGAGTATGGTGTAGATCTTTGTGTAGCTGATATGGGTTATGGTAAGGATAAAGTAGAGTCTATGCAAAAAAGTATTGGTTATGCCAAAGTAAAAGGTGCTTGGAGTAGTGGAAATCTAACACAGTCAGAAATTACATACACAAAACAATCTGACATGGAAGGTGTAAAGAAAAGAGAATACATCTCAGTTGATAAGACTCAGATAATTCAGAATTTTATTGACATGATAGGAACTTTTGTAGATGAAAAACAAACTAGTCAATTCATACTTCCACAAATGGATGACAGACTATACTATACATTAGAAACTGACTTTTGTGATATTACACGCAAAGACCTGGATAAGGACAATACTGAAATATCAAAAGACGACCCACGCCAAAAAGCCAAAAAGGAATTCAATCATCCACGAGACACTGTTATGAGTATCATATATACAATGATTGCACAATCACAATACAAACCAGGAGCACGCAGTATAACACTAATTGGTAAGAAAAAAAGGCGGAATTTATACTAAAACATATTTAATTTAAGGTGTTAGTGGCGTAGTCATTTCACTTGAGAAATTTTGAAGAACCACTAACAAACTTTAATCTTCAACGTGATTCAAAAAACATTATTAATAAATATTATTAAGAAAACTATCTAAACATCATAAAGATTATTAATAAAGACACTAATTATTAATAACATTGGTTCGTTGTTTAAAGTGTAGTAAAATAAGCAAAAACCCTCAAAATACCATTAATTGGAAAAATTGGCAATTATGTACACAATGTGCAGAAATATCACACCCTGGGTATAGAAAACAAGTACAATTGATAACAGTTAGATAATTCCATAAAATACCTATAATTGATGCTGTAATTTTTTAGTCATGGGAAATGGATGGACTACACGATTAAGAAATAGTGTATCTCATATGATAGCTCCCAAAAACAGAATGGAGACAAAAACTTCAACACTGCCATCCCTTAATCTTAATGCGTTAAAAAATACTATGAGTATGAGTGAGATGACACCTGGATTATCTCAACCAGTATGGGGACCAGAAATTAGTACAATTGGTGCATATTCCAGAGAAGGCTACACATCAAAAACTTTTGATAGACCGTCTGTACCATTTAGAGTTCAAGCCATTCCACTTGAGCAAGATGAGGACGTACAACTTGCAATTAATCAGCTAGCAAGTATGATTACTGCAGGGGAGCATTACATCAAAACAGGAAATGATATACTAACTGATCACTTTGAGAAACTATCCAAAGACATTCATTTTGATATTATGGATACACAGATTGCTCGAGAATTATTATGGTACGGCAACTCTGTTTGGAAACCAAGAATGGGAATTGCCAATGTACAAAACTTTAATGATCTTATGCATGTACCAATATCATCTTTTGTGAGAGTGTGGTGGGACAGACAACGTCAGCCATACAAGTATGAATTTCGTGGAGCTGAATACCAAGGGTATCATAATCCTGGTGAGATAATGCATTTTAAATGGAATCCAGTTGACGCATCAGCATTTGGAACTGGGTTTGGTATATCAGTTACATCAACTAGAAATTTCCCAATGACAACTCCAAATGGATTTGAGGATTTCGAGTTACCTGCAATGCTTGATAGAAAATATGCAACTCAATTTAACATGCAGATAGCAGAGCAGAGATACATATCATCAAATATTTGGAGTGTACCTGATGCAACAGAAGATGAGCGAGCATCATTACAATCACAAGTGGAGCAAAAAACAGTAGGTCAAGATATTGTTGCAGGTGCTAAAGTTGAAGTACAAGAGCTTGGATCAAATGCTAGGAATTTCAATTCTGAGCAATTCACAGATTTAACATTAGCCCCAATATTCAAGGCACTAAACAATTCAAAGGGAAAAAATGCAGGACAAGGACAAAACACATACAACAACGCAAAGACTGCAGCAGAACTTGATGAGATTGGACTTGCAGCATTTCCAGTTGCAATGAAAGTACAACTTGAGGAATTACTATTCAAGCCTTGGTATAATATGAACCCATTAACATTACCTGATTACTATGGAGGAATAATTCCTATTCCTTGGGATGAGATTAAATTTAATTTAGAATTCGGAGCAGTTCAGAAGAAAGATATTCCAGTAAAAGAGATGGTACCATTAATTAAAATCTACATGGAATCTCCAATGCCAAAAGACCCCAAAGTCATACATGATCTATTCAAACAAGCAGGACTTGACTTGGGTGAATATGATACTATAGATGCGTTGTATAATGATCCTAATGGTGCATTAGCATTACAAAAAATTGGTGTTGATTCATCGCAACCACAATTACAACAACCACCAAATTCTGATATTGGTGGTGGCGAAATACCACAGTTTAACAATCAAATTATGGGCACAACACCTAATGATGAATTTGAATATAATTCCAGCTAAATCAAT